ATAATTTTAAAGGATTAAATGAAAACTCAATTATTGTGTACTTTCACCACAAAAGAAAAATTACAGACAACTCTACAACAGATAAGAGAAACATATCATATAGTTTATAACTACATTTATGTTCTTCAAAATAAATCAAGTTTGGATGAATTGTTTGTAACATATAATATAGATACGGCTTATAAACCAGAGAAACCCTTAGAGGATACTATATTAGTTCATAGAAAAAAACAATCTAATACATTGTACACGATAAACGCACTTAACGAGTTAATTAAAGAAGAAAACAACGGAGTGATTGATAAGACATTTTCAGTTGATTGGGAAAAATTTAAGAACTCAATTATAGTGACTAATGTTGAAGGAACTAAAAAAATCAACACAAGAGTATTCGATGTTATAAAATTTTCTTAATTTTATTTGGATTTCTCGATTTTTTTTCGTATATTAGTATTAATATTTTAAAAAGTTATGGCAAAAGAACAAACTGCAACTGAGTATTGTGAGGAAAAGTTCCCACAAACTACAAACGAATTTAAAAAAATCCTTGATGAAATGTATGATACTTTCTGTAAGAAACAGAGAAACTATGGACCTGATAATATATCAGTTGGTTCAAGTTTAGAAACTGAGGAAGATAGAAATGTAGCTCTTAATGGACTTTGGTTCAGAAAGAATGACAAGATTCAAAGACTAAAGCAATTAGTGGTAAAAGGACAACCTGATGAGGTAGGTGAAGCTATTGAAGATACCTACCAAGACTTGTCTGTCTATGGTGTAATATCACAAATTGTTACCCGAAATAAATGGGCAAAATAAATGTTATGTTTTCTAAAAAACACTATATTTATATATACACCGAGTGTAAGAAACGCACTCAAAACTAAACTATAAAACTTAAATTTTTAATAACTTAAAGGAGTAAATTATGGGCATAGACATTAATGCAATCAGAGGTAGACTGAACAAACTACAAAACACACAGAAAAAGACTGAGAGTCTTTGGAAACCCACACCTGGGAAACATCAAGTAAGGATTGCACCTTACAAGTTCGACAAAGATAATCCTTTCATCGAACTTTATTTTCACTACAACATCAACAACAAAACTTATTTGTCACCACAATCATTTGGTAGACCAGACCCTATTGTAGAGTTTGCGGATAAACTAAAGAGAATGGGTGATAAAGAAGATTGGAAGGCAGCTAAACAAATGGAGCCGAAGTTAAGGACTTTCGTTCCTATTGTTGTTAGAGGTCAAGAAGCTGATGGTGTAAAATTCTGGGGATTTGGAAAAACAGTTTACCAAGAAATACTTGGATATATAGCTGACCCTGACTATGGTGATATTACTGACCCACAGACAGGTAGAGACTTGACTATTCAATATATTTCAGCGGAAGAAGCTGGAGCTTCATACCCAACCACTCAACTTAGAGTTAAACCAAGTCAAACACCTTTGGCAGAATCAGCTGATTCAGTTCAAAAGTTATTGGAAAACCAAACTGAAATTACTGACTTATATTCAGAGTTATCTTATGATGAATTAAAAGAAGTATTAGAAGGATGGTTAAATCCAGGTAAAACTTCAAAAAATGAAGAAGGAGAATCTTCTGTAGCAGAGGAAACACTTTCTAAAGTACAAGAAAGTAAGACCCCTACTAAAGAGATAAATGATTTACCTTTTGATGTAGATGAAGATAAGCCAAAAGCAACTAAGAAAACAGATGATGTTGCTTCGGCATTTGATGACTTGTTTAACAATTAATAATACTTTATGGCAAAAAAAGAATTGGATTTAGCAGATATCCTTGCGGATTCTCTAAACAAACAAGCAAAAGACCAAAAAGTTGCGTTCTTTTTAGATTCGGATGAAGCACCCACAAATGTTGAGGGTTGGATTTCGACAGGAACGGCTATGTTGGATGTTGCCATATCTAATCGACCATATGGTGGATTACCAGTAGGTAGAATAACTGAAATAACAGGTTTAGAACAAAGTGGTAAATCACTACTAGCTGCTCACCTTCTTGCTGAAACTCAAAAACAAGATGGTGTTGCAGTTCTTATTGATACAGAAACCGCAGTAAGTAGAGAATTTTTAGAGGCTATCGGTGTTGATGTCTCTAAACTTCTTTATGTATCGGCGGATTCGGTTGAACAAATTTTTGATTATTGTGAAACTATAATTGAAAAGGTAAGAACAGCATCAAGAGATAAGTTAGTAACTATCGTAGTGGATTCTGTTGCAGCCGCTTCAACAACAAATGAATTGGCATCCGATTATAAAAAAGATGGATACGCAACTGATAAAGCAATTATCATCTCAAAAGCGATGAGGAAAATTACAAACATGATTGGTAGACAAAAGATTTCTCTTGTGTTCACAAATCAACTCAGACAAAAAATGGGTGTAATGTTTGGTGACCCTTGGACTACAAGTGGTGGTAAAGCTTTAGCATTTCACAGTTCTGTAAGAATCAGACTCAAAAATATGGGTCAGATTAAAACCAAAGTAAATGGTAAAGATAGAACTATTGGAATTAAGGTAAGAGCACAAATCGTAAAAAACAGAATGGGGCCACCTCTAAGGGCGGCTGATTTTGAGATATACTTTGAAAGAGGTATTGACAATTATGGTTCGTGGCTTGGAGTTATGAAAGAAAATAAATTATTAAAACAAGCTGGGGCTTGGTACGAATATGTAGATGTTGAGACAGGTGAAGTATTTAAATTCCAATCAAAGGATTTCATTCCTTTAATGGAAGATAATGTTGAATTAAGAGAACAAATTTATAAAAGAATTTGTGAACAAACAATTCTCCAATACAAAACTGATACTCTTGATGTTGAAAATCATACAGTTGATACTGAAGCACCTGGTGAAAACAATTAATTATGGCAAAATTAGATAAAAGATTATTTGATATGTTAAAATCAGAAGCTGAAGCTGATAAGAACAAAGCTTTGTTATCATTGGATTTACTAAAAAACTTTCCTGCTGGAATCGGAGACCATTCCACAAAAGATTTTTGGGATAATGCAACACAATCTTTAAAATTATTAGCATCAGCTGATGAAAGGTTAGAAACTTTAGACAAGTACTTTGATAATAAAGATACTTTAAACGAAGGTCCAACCTACACAACAACAACTACTTAATGAGAAAACTTTACAAAGACATCCTAAAATCGGTTGAAAAGGAACACACCCAAAATATCAATAGAAAAAGAAACGATAGAGTTTTAATTATTGATGGGTTAAATACATTTATCAGATGTTGGTCATCCATTCCTACAATGAATGATGATGGTGACCATGTTGGTGGTGTAACTGGTGTTCTTAAATCAATAGGTTACGCAATTAGAAATATTCAACCGACAAGAGTCATTGTAGTTTTCGATGGTAAGGGGGGTTCTCAAAGAAGAAAAAAACGGTTTAGTGGTTACAAATCACAAAGAGAATCTAATAAATTAAGAGTTAACAGACAGTATGCCGACTTGATGAACGATGAAGATGAAAGGGAATCAATGAAAAGACAATATGTTTGGTTAAACGAAATTTTAGATTATTTACCAATACAAACCATGATATATGATGGAGTGGAAGCTGATGATATAATGGCTTACATATCCACACAACTTCTAAAAGAGAACGAACAGGCGGTGGTCATGTCTACTGATAAGGATTTCCTACAATTAGTAGATGATACGACCATCGTTTGGTCTCCTACCAAAAAGAAACTTTACAATACAAAATTAGTAAAGGAAGAATATGGTATAGAATCAAAAAATTTACTATTATATAGAGTTTTAGATGGAGATAAATCAGATAACATACCTGGTGTTTATGGGTGTGGTATTAAAACATTAGTAAAAAGATTTCCAGAAATAACTCAAGAAAAAAAACTATCTGTAGATGATTTATTTGAACTTTGTGAAACTAAAATAGAGGAAACAAAAGGTAAGATAAAAATTTATAAAGATATTTTAGAATCTAAACAACAAATATTACTTAATGAAGATTTGATGCAACTTGATGATGTAGACATATCTGGTCAAGTAAAATTAAAAGTTTTAGAAAGGTATGATGAAAATGATGTCGTTATTAATAAAATGGATTTCATGAAAATTTTACTTAAATATAAAGTGGTAAATAATTTTGGTAATATCAATGATTGGTTAAAATCAACACTTGGAAACATAATAACTAAATGACAGAAACACAAGATAATTTATCAAAATTTGGACAGTCATTTCAAAGTAAAGTAGTTTCTGCATTACTTACAGATGAAAAGTTTTTGGATACTTTAAGTGAGATTACAAATCCAAAATTCTTTGAATCGGAAGCTAATAAGTGGATTATTGGTGAAATACTTGATTATCACGAAGAGTTTAGAAAACCACCAACTATGGATGTTTTCAAATCAGAAATAACAAAATTAGATAATGAAGTTTTAAAAACCACTGTAGTAGAACAACTCAGACACATTTTTACTCAAGTTGGTAATGTTGATTTAGATTATATCAAAAAAGAATTTACATCTTTTTGTAGAAATCAAAATCTTAAACAAGTTATATTAGCCTCAGTAGACTTACTTAAAGCTGGTTCTTATGATAGAATTAAAGACTTAGTAGATAAAGCTATGAAAGTTGGTACTGAGACTGACTTAGGACACAATTACTTAGATGATTTTGACTTGAGAGCAGAAGAAGTTAAAAGAGATACAGTACCTTCCGATTGGTTACCAATAAATGACCTCATGGATGGTGGATTAGGACCTGGTGAATTAGGAGTTGTAGTTGCACCATCTGGTGTAGGTAAAACTTGGATATTAACAGCACTTGGAGCATCTGCAGTCAGACAAGGTTTGAGTGTAGTTCATTATTCAATGGAATTATCTGAACATTATGTAGGTGCAAGATATGATACTGTATTTACAAAAGTTCCATCCTCTGATTTAAAATCCAAAAAGGATTATGTAAAAGAAAAAATCAAAGGACTAAAAGGAAAACTTTTAATTAAATACTTCCCACCAAAAGGTATCTCCGTAAAGAAATTACAACAACATATTGAAAAGATGATAGCTACTGATAATAGACCAGACTTAATCATTGTTGATTATGCAGATTTATTATTATCTCATTCAAATAAAACTGATTCTACATACGCTGAACAAGGTGGTGTTTATATAGACTTGAGAGGTATGAGTGGAGAACTTGGTATTCCTATTTGGACTGCATCACAAGCTAATCGTTCCGCTATAGATTCAGAGGTAATTGAAGCAGATAAAATAGCTGACTCTTATGCTAAAGTGATGAACGCAGATTTCATCATGAGTTGGAGTAGAAAATCAAAAGATAAACTTAATAACACCGCAAGATGTCACATCATGAAAAATAGATTTGGACCTGATGGTATTACCTTCCCTTGTAAGATGGATACTAATACTGGATTCATTGAAGTGTATGATGGAACATCAGCCGAAGGGATACTTTCAACTAAAGAATCCGCTAGTGGCAATATTGAAAGAAAGCAATTATTACATAAAAAATATGTGGAGAGTATGAACTTTTAAAAACATTTTTAAAAATTAATTAAAAACACGACAGTTTTTGTAATATATGCAATTGTTATATTCACGAACACTTAAAAACAAAGGAAACATATTATGGCAAAATCAGATGAAATTTTCGAACAAATTAAAGAATTGTATACACAATTTGAATCAGAACACAATGGAACTTCTAAAGCTGCAAAATCAAGAGCAAGAAAGGCTATTGGGGAAATTAAAAAATTAGTTACAGATTATCGAAAATCATCTGTAGAAGAAAACAAATAAAGGTTATAAAAACATGAGCAAATTATTTCAAGAACGAATTCCGTTCAAACCATTCGAATACCCGATTTACTACAATGAAGGTTGGTTAAAACAAGCACAAGCATTTTGGCTTCATACCGAGATACCCATGCAAATGGATGTCAAGGATTGGAATGAAACCTTAACTAAGGAAGAAAAAAACTTAGTAGGTAATATTCTATTAGGATTCGCACAAACAGAATGTGCGGTATCTGACTATTGGACTAATATGGTAACTAAATGGTTTCCTAAACATGAGATAAGACAAATGGCTATGATGTTTGGTTCACAAGAAACCATTCATGCTACCGCTTATTCTTATTTAAATGAAACTTTAGGATTGGATGATTTCTCAGCGTTTTTACATGAACCTGCAGTAGCTGAAAAATTTGAGTTACTGACACAAACTTCTGCAGATTGGACACATGAGGACTTACAAACTAATGAGAAAGCAAGACAAGAAGTAGGTAGAAGTTTAGCTATCTTTTCAGCATTTGCTGAAGGGGTATCTCTCTACTCTTCTTTTGCTGTCCTCTACTCATTTCAAATGAGAAATAAATTAAAAGGGATTGGACAACAAATGAAATGGAGTGTAAGAGATGAATCACTTCATAGTAGAATGGGTTGTCAATTATTCAGACATATGTGTGAAGAATATCCTGAATTAAAAGAACAATGCAAAGATTCCATAGAAAAAGCAGCTCAACTTATTGTTAAATTGGAAACAAACTTTATTGATATGATATTTGAACAAGGAGATTTAGAAAATTTAAAAGCTGAAGATTTAAAAGAATTTATTAAAGCAAGAACAAATACTAAGTTAAAAGAATTAGGATATGAAGGTATCTTTGATTATAATAAGACAAAAGCTGATACCTTAGATTGGTTCTACCACTTAACTGGTGGTCACACTCATACCGATTTCTTCGCTATTAGACCTACTGATTATAGTAAGGCTAACGAAGGTGAAGATTGGGATGATTTATTTTAAAATAAATGGTTATATTTGAACAAGAGGTGTTAGACTTAATGTCATCACCTGAAAATGACATTTTAGATGTTGGTTATGGTTGGGGATTAACTTCAGATTATTTCTATAATAAAGGAGTAAATTCTCTAACAATTATAGAAGTTCGAGAGGACATTTATAATAAAGCACTAAAATGGAGTTTAGATAAACCAAATGTCAAAGTAATTCATGGTGATTGGATTGATATAATTCCAACACTTGATACAAAATTTGATGGAATTTTTATGGATA